AAGCACGCAATGCCTGTACGGCTGTAGCGTCTGCGGCATCCCGATTTCCAACTATAACAAAACTGGCACTTGTCAGATCTGCCGGGAGCGTGCCGAAAAGGGCAAGTGTTTGGATTGCAAGTGCATTGTGGCGAAGGGCAGCACCCGATGTTTGTCGTGTGCCATGAAACGGCAGAACAGGCGAAGAGAACTTGAGCAGAAAAAGAGGGGAAAGTGAAAGAGCTACTTGAACAGTACAAACGTATTTATGATTTGACTGCTACGCTTCGGCAGCTTGTGCTGGACTTGCCAGAGATTGAGCTGGGCACATCGATTGGCAACACGATCACGCACCTTGATATGAAGCTGGACAAGCATGCCCATGAGATAGTCAGTTTGATGCAGAATGGCAAGTGCGATGTTCACGCTGAACAACAGTTTAAACCGCTTTGGGTAGTGCTGCCTGCCGATGCCGAAGATGACGTTTGGCAAAAGCAACTTGGCCCACGAAAGCAGTTGAGCTATCAGTTGTTTCTTGCGCAAAGCCACGCCGAAGAGTATGCATCACAACTACGAAAATCAAAGGTCGTTCCAGTGTGGGGGGAATAATAATGAAAGAGCAGATTGAGCAACTGAAATCTGACAAAGCGGCTCTTGAAGCGGCAAAAGAAGCCATGAAAAAGTTTGAGCAGAGAAGAGATCTCACATGGACTTCAAACGGCAAAATATGGCTGGCGTTGCACGGCGAGCAGTGGGCCAAGATTCAGCGGGTGGAAACTGCCCAATATCCGTTTATTGTGTGCGTAGGCTGGGAAATGTCAGATGACGGTGAAATGGATCTTGATACAAAACTCTGGTCTGCTGCTGCAAAGTTCAAAACGCTTGAACATGCTCAGGCATGGGCTGAAGAGAAGTTGGGGGTGGAGCAATGAGCCAAATTGAAATCACGCCCGAACTGTTGAATGAACTGCGACAAAAGGCAGAGGCGGCAACCATTGAATACGATTGGAAATTACACGACGACCAAAAAAATTGGCCCGTTATTGAATTTGGCAATCGTCCGGGAGAGGACTGCGGCGGCTTTACAATTAAGGGCAATTATTCTCCAAAGCTAATTCAAGATGCCGAATACATCGCCGCCGCATCACCTGCCGTGGTGCTGGCACTGGTGGCGGAAGTGGAGCGGTTGAGGGACAGGCTGGATGACCTTGTCTGCTCAGGGTGCGACCAACAGCCTAAATTTTGCAGCTGCGAAGTCGTACCGTTGTCTGGTAGTGACCAAAGGGGTTAATAATGCCGATCAAGCTTGAACATATAACAAAAGAGCAGGCCGAACGATTCGCCGAACTCATGGACGCCGATTTCGGGCGGTTTTTAAATGACTACGCAGCAATCCCGGTTGAAAAGATTGCCAACGCACTGATTGAGGCCGGGATTGTCAGCCCGCCGGTGTGGGCAGTTCGCAACTTAAAAACAGGCGAACTGGCATCGCACCCAATGACAAGACTCAGAGATTTGATTCCTGACAAGAAAGAGCCATTAGTTCATGGCTGGGAATACGAACACTGGAAGGGGCAGACCGAATGAGCGACCCAATCAACCCTGACCATTACCACAATCATCCTTCAAAAGTAGAGTGCATTCAGATCACGGAACACATGAATTTCTGCCTGGGGAACGCCATTAAATACCTTTGGCGAGCGGGTGAAAAGGGCGATGTGATCGAGGATCTGAAAAAAGCACGTTGGTATGTAGATAGAGAGATTCAGAGGCTGGAAGGGATGCGAGAATACGACAAATGACCACAACTCTATCAATCTTCGCCGCTGTGGCCTGTTTTACCTTGTCGGGCATGATGGCGGCATTGGTGGTGATGTACATGCAAGCGATGAAAAGGGGGAGATGAATTGAAACTTACATTCTTTGTCCCAGGCATCGCGTCACCATCCGGCTCAAAAAAAGCATTCATGCATCCAAAAACCGGCAGAATCATCGTGATGGACACGGCCAAGCGGAAAACCTCTTGGCAGTCGATTGTGTCGCTACATGCTCAACAGGCCATGACTGACGCCGGGGCCAAGCTGACAAATGAAGCGGTGGCTATGACCATCGATTTCTATTTCCCCCGGCCCAAATGCCACTACGGCAGCGGAAAGAATGCGGCCAAGATTAAAGACACCGCCCCGAAATATCACACGCAAAAACCTGACCTGACAAAGCTGATCAGATGCACCGAAGATGCCTTGACCGGAATTGTCTATAAGGACGATTGCCAAGTGACGGAGAGATTCTGCCAGAAACATTGGTGCAATGTAAACGAGGCTCCGGGCGTCGAAATTACGCTGGAAGTTGTGCTATAATAGCACCATGCCGACCAAGAAGTTCATCAACTTTCAATACCGACACCCAGACCGACTCGTTACGCGGGTCGTGTCGGCTATCTGTAAAGATGATGGCAATTTCAGGATCTCTGAGATTTACGAAGAGGAAATAACACCGCTGCAGAGGTTCCACAAATGGGGTGAAATTAACGAGCCAACTATTGTTGATTTCCCAAACAAATAAAATAACGTTTTTTTGGCATTGAAACGCAAAAAAAAGTTTGTCAAGCTGCTTTGATGATGGATTCATTATCTGAAATGGAAATGGCCGAGTCGGACATTATCCGACGCGCCGAAGCCCAGATTAAAGCCTATCTCGGCGGCCAAAAGGTCGAAGTCATCGGCCTGATGCCACCTGATGGGCAATGGCACGAATCAGCAGCAACGCAGCCATGCGGGGTGTGCGACAATGGCCGAAGCCTTGAGAAGTTGAAGCCATCGATCTGTCTGAAGTGCTTGAGGGCCGATAAGAAATTTGACCGGGTATTGAAAGCCTCTGCCAAGTGGGAACAGCGGATGCTCTCACTTCAGTCTGTCATTGCAGAGGCCAGAATCAAGCGGAATGCCACCATGCAGCGACGCAAAGGCCGATGGCGGCAGAATCATCAGTCGATTGATTCAGATGCGGCCCTAGGGCGATTACAGAAGCGAATTGGCGGGTAATGCCTGATTACAGGCATAATAACAGGCATAGAAACACGCAATCAATGTGGCAAATTCTAACCCTAAATATGATCACCTGAGTTCAACTGCATGGAAGCCTGGTCAATCAGGCAATCCTAAGGGCAGGCCAAAACGCCCTGACATGAACGAGGCTCTTGATCGTCGATTATCGATTAGTCCCGAAACGCTTGATCAGTTGGTTGATGTTGGCATAAACAGGGCATTAGGTGGTGACTTTCGTTATTGGCAGGCCATCTACGACAGATTGAACGGCAAGGTTGCCGCAAGCGATCAATCAGGCGACACGTTAAACAATTACGATGATGACCCTGAGCCAGCCCCGGAACAGCTTGATTAAGGCTGGTTTATGGCAGTTTTTAGAGCGTGTCAGTCCGAATCATCAGTGGCATCCGAATCACCTTAAACTCTGCCGAAATCGGCTTGACCGAGTAACTAACGGCGAAATCACACGGCTAATGCTTTTCCTGCCACCACGGCACGGCAAAAGCGAACAATCAACGATTCACTACCCGGCTTACAGGCTACTCCGCAATCAAACCATGCGGGTCATCGTCGGGGCTTATAATCACAGCCTCGCCTGTACATTCAGCCGACAAACAAGGCGGCTCGTCAGTCGGTTCGGTTTTCAGTTCGCGAACGACAGCAATAAGCAGAATCAGTGGTCGTCAGTTCACGGCGGCGGGTTGTATGCGGTCGGGGTCGGCTCAGGGGTCACAGGCTACGGTGCCGACCTTGTGGTTATCGATGACCCCGTCAAAAGCCGCCAAGAGGCTGAATCACCAACTTACCGGGCGAGAGTGCTGGACTGGTATCAAAACGATCTCTACACGCGGTTACACCCCGGCGCGGCTATCGTGCTGATCATGACCCGCTGGCATTCGCTCGATTTAGCGGGCCAACTACTGGAAGAAGCAAATAACGGCGGCGAACGGTGGGACGTGGTGAGCTTGCCAGCCATTGCCGAAGAAGGTGATGCACTTGGCAGAGAGCCGGGGGCGGCACTCTGGCCAGACCGTTACAACGTCGCAGACTTTGACAGAATTAAGAAGGCTATTGGTAGTTATGCATTCTCAGCCCTCTATCAACAACGTCCTAGCCCTCGATCTGGTGGCTTCTTCCGTCACGATTGGCTGCCTATTAGTGACGGGGGCAATAGCTCAGGGCTGGCTTGCCGCGCTTACGATACAGCAGCGACGCCGGGGGCGGGTGACTACACCGCAGGCGTCAGAATGCAGCGAATCGGTGATAAATACCGAATCACCCACGTGGTTAGAGGTCAGTGGTCACCAGCCCAACGGCGAACCATCCAGCGACAGACAGCCGAGATAGACGGGCTTCAGACAATCGTCCACCTTGCTCAAGATCCCGGTGCCGCGGGAGTTGATCAAGTGGAGCAGGACAAAATCAACTTGGCAGGGTTCGCGACTGTATCCGCCCGCCCAACAGGCTCAAAAGAGGTGCGGGCCATGCCGTTTGCGGCAGCCTGTGAAGCTGGCCTTGTAGAGCTTGAGCGAGGCGATTGGAATAGGGCTTTCATCGATGAGCTTTGCAGCTTCCCGACTGGTCAGCATGATGACCAGGTGGATGCAGCAGCCGACGCATTCAACTACCTTAGCAGAAACGGCTCTTTTCAGTGGTTTTCATGACGCAACCCTACAGCCTGCATACTGGCGATTGTCTGGAAGTAATAAAAAAGCTGGACGCTGAATCAATCGACGCGATTGTGACAGATCCGCCGTATGGGCTGGCGTTCATGGGTAAGAAGTGGGACTACCATGTCCCGTCAACTGACATTTGGCAAGAGTGTTTGCGGGTATTAAAGCCGGGCGGGCATCTTTTGGCATTTGCAGGCACACGGACGCAGCATCGAATGGCCTGCCGAATCGAAGATTCAGGCTTTGAAATCAGAGATATGATCGCATGGGTATATGGGAGTGGGTTTCCAAAGTCGCTGGATGTATCGAAGGCGATTGATAAGGCGGCGGGCGCGGAGCGGGAGGTAGTGGGCATGAAAGACAACAAAGGCCGGTGTGCGGGCAATATCGCGTGTATTGGGCTCAACACAAATAAAGACGGAGATCCGATCACCGCCCCCGCAACCGACGCCGCTCAGCAATGGAAAGGGTGGGGCACTGCCCTCAAGCCAGCCCTTGAACCAATCACAATGGCCCGCAAGCCGCTGATCGGCACCGTCGCCGAGAACGTGCTGGAGCATGGCACGGGGGGGTTGAATGTGGATGGGTGCAGGGTTGAGGCGGGGCCTGATTATGAAGCTGCCGGATTTGGGCCTCGTTACGGCCACACAAGCGGCAATAGAGCGCACGGGGATTCAAGGCCGTGGATCGCCCAAAAGATTGCTAACGGTGTGGCGGTAAAAAACAGTGAACCGCACACGCTAGGCCGCTGGCCCGCCAATCTTATCCACGATGGCAGCGATGAGGTGACAGATTTATCCGGCTCCGCCGCCCGTTTCTTTTACTGCCCGAAAGCAAGCAAGGCAGAGCGGGAAGCGGGGCTGGAAGGGATGGAATCAATCCATCGTGTTAATGGCAATAAATGGACTGATCAAGATTATCGGGTAGCAAATGGCGAGCGGCCACCAACAGCTGAATCAGGGCCACGAACGAACCACCACCCGACCGTTAAACCTATCGATTTAATGGCCTATCTCTGCCGACTGATTACACCGCCAAGCGGCACCATACTTGACCCGTTTATGGGCAGCGGTTCCACAGGCGTAGCGGCATTGCGTGAAGGGTTTAAATTCATCGGCATTGAATTGAACGCTGAATACGCCGAAATCGCCCAAAAACGTATCGAAAACGAATTAAATAAAGCACCGCTATTTACAAATGCCTGACTACAACCCACTCAACTGGTTCCGCTCGAAAGCACTTCGCACGGGCGTTACTGCTGACACCACCGAGATCGACGTGTCGGCATGGTCAGTTGATGTCATTAACGCTCTAAGTGATGATTACGCCAATCTTGCCCGGCCTTATTGCGATAACCCTGTCATCAGGGCCGCGATTGAGGCCATGCGGCGGAACGTCTGCAAGGCCATATTGCAGGTCGGCTACTTTGATGAAGAAGGCGGATTTGAGCCGGTAGATCATCCGCTGCTGCAAATCTGGAAAGAACCCGCACCAGGTGAGACTGAAAGCACGCTGGTTGAATTTATTTATCAGCAGTTGCTGGAAGATGGCAACGCCTACGTTCCCGCCATCTCTGACAGAGACACCCAGACGGGCGGCACGATTCGCGAGCTTCAGCCCATCCCTTACAGTTGGCTGCAAGTGCCGACATACGGGCAGGCCATCGGCGAAATCATCGAATATCCCTTTGTCGGCTTCGATGGTGGGCGGGGCTTCCAGTTCACGACACCTCGCGAGCGAATGCTGCACTTCCGGGTCGGCAAGTCATCGACAACAGCCGCAAGGGGGCGTTCACCGCTGGAAGCAGTGCGGGCAGAGTTGGCACTGATCAAGCTCACGGCGATCTATGAAACAACCATCCTGAGCCGATCTGGTGTCCCTTCATGGCTGGTCAGTCTGACCGGCACGGGGGCGCAGATGATGACATCTGACAATATCGCGGTACTTCAGTCTGACATCAAGCGGGCGGTGTCTGGTAAGGGCGTCGGCAGGCCATTGA